CTTCTAACTAGGAGTAATACCATCTTTAACAATAGTAGGAACTCTATAAGTAATATATGGTAAACTGGAGATAACTCTTTGATCAGGTAAGAAACCATATGGATTTTGTAAAACATTAACAGCAATAGGTTGATTAATAATAAAGATAGGTCTAAATGAGAAAACAGAGAATAATCTTCTTAAAATAATACCTTCATCACTTAAGATTAACATATCTGGATTATCATTATTATTTAATTTACAATTATCTACTGATACTAATAATTCATCATGTGGTAAACCATATAATCTTCTACTTCTTAATTCATAAACTGATCTCCATAAATGTAATTGAACTAAACATCTATTAAATAAATCTACAATTGGTGTTGCATTTGAACATACAACATCATTAGGATCATTAACTAAAGCATATAATAAATCATGATCAGGTTTAGTAACAATAGAAGTTTTATTAAATCTAGCAAAGATAATACCTGATAAATTAGCATATAACATTCTTTCTTCTACTTCTTTAATTTTTGGTAAGAAGAAAGCTACAACTACAGGATGAACATGATTATAAATTGGATATCTTTTATCATATTTAGATTGTTTTACAACATTTATCATTTCATCATTATTATAAGTAGAAGTTTGATAAACGATATTTTGATAAATATTTTTATTTAATGTATAAGTTCTAATAATTTCTTGTAAATGTTGATAATCTTCAGTATTAGAAACAACAATACCATCAAAAGTTTCAACAAATGCATTTCCTAATGCTCTTGCCATATTTGTATTATGTTGAACTTGTTTATCTAATGTTCCCATTGATCTAAATAATCTTTCTTCAAATGTTCTTTTAACTTGAGCAAATTCATCATCAGTTAAATTATATTTTTTTTTATATTTATTAGCTCTTTCTAAAATAGAATGTAATGGCATTGATAAACCGAATTTTTTAGTAAATTTATCAACAAATAATTCAGCAATTTTTACAATTTTATCTCTTTTTTCTCTAAATTCATCTAAAACTCTTTCAATTTGTCTATCTCCATCTTTACCATGAGATTCTCTTATTTTCATAAAATCATATGGTGTCATATTTTGTCCTAATTTATTCATACCAGATTGAGTATCAACTCCTTTTTGATCCATAGTAATATTAGTTCTAGGTTGTAATTGACTCATTTATTAATATTATATATATATATTTATAACAAATTTTTTTTTTGGAATAATAATCTTATATATTTTGAAACTCATAAAAAATATATATTTTTAAATTAATCATTGCATTTCTATTTGTTTTTTATTTTTTAGATTATTTATATATATTTTTTTTATTATTTTATCATAATTTTATATATTTTTTTATATTTCTTTTATTATATTATCTTTATCAATCCATATTATTTAATCTTTTAATAATTTATCATATTATTCATCCTATGATTTCTCTGATATTATTATACATCCATTATATATTCCTGGATATATTCTCGGTATCTCTAATATTGTTTCTCCTTCATAATAATGTATATTTAATAATATTTTACTCTATGCCATCTTATCTAAACTATCTTATAAAAATATATTATCTATTATTTCAATCCTCATATCATTTATTTATTCTAATTATCTTATATATTTTAATCTTCTCTCATTTATTAATCCTATAAATAATATATCTATCTTCTTTAATTCTTTTATTTTTTCTATTATTTTCTCATCTAATTAATCCAATTCTTCTTTTATTTCATTTTTTATATTTATACATTTTATTAATTTACTCTAATATATTTTATCTCCATAAAACATCTAATAATTCGTCTCTATCTATCTTTCATTTATTTTCTTTATATTTAATATTGAATAATCTAAATTTAATTAACTATTCTTTAATATATACCAAAAATATTCTTTCATCTCATTCTTTGCACTTAATTATTCAAAATTATATATTATATATTTCTTTGGATATCTTATATATTCATTTTCATAATCTAATACTACAAAAAATAAATATGTATATTCTTCCTCTTTATTATATTATTATCTCTATAAATTTAATTAATTCAATAAATAACATTATATTTCATTCTTAATAAACATCTTATATACTATCTCTGCTATATGAATAAAATATTTTGAATTATTATATATCACTATTGGTTATAATTTCTTTAATTTATCTTTCAATTCTTATTACATCCTTTTTATCTATATTATTTTTATAAATAAAAAAAATTTATATCACTTTATTTCTATATCATATATTTTTTTATAATAATTCATAACAACTTATCTATTATTATATTAACGAACTATGTGAGCTAAACTTGTTTAGCGATGTGAGTTATCATTATTATTTTTATTTAATTATTTATATTTAATTAATTATAATTAAGTATATAATATATATAACTCGCATCGCTAAACAAGTTTAGCTCACATAGCTCGTTTTTATTCTAATATATAATAATTCACAACAACTTATCTATTATTAAAATAAAAAACGAGTTATCATTATTATTTATATTTAATTGATAATAATTGAGTATATAATATATATAACTCGCATCGCTAAACAAGTTTAGCTCACATAGCTCGTTTTTATTCTGATATATAATAATTTATTATATAATATATATAACTCACATTACTATACTTATATAGCTCATTTTTATTATATATAAAAAAATAATATATTTTATAATCATAAACAATAAATACTCATCATATCATTTTTATGTATATTATCTTTTTTATTATAATATAACCAAACTTCTTGATAGACTTTAGTGATAAAACTTTCTAAATGTATAATAGTACGTTTACCTTTATTTAATCTTGCTTCATATAAAGAAGCCAAATTAATAATTTTATATATTAATATTTCATCAAATCCAGTTTGATAAATAATTTTTTTAATAATTTCATTCAATATATCAATACCATTAATATTAGTAATAAATATTTTATATAAAATTGTTCTAATAATAAGAATATAATCAATATTGAAAACTTTAATATTTTTAATACTAATAATTTTATCTATAATAATATCAATAGATTTTTTCCAAAAAAAATCATAATTTTTAATATTATATCTAGACATATCATAATACCATATTAATTTTTTTATATTTCCATTACTTATTTCTATTATTTTATCTATCTCTTGTTTACATAATAATTTTCTCTCTAATATCATTATATGATATAAATAATTTTTTAATTCATTATTTGTTGGTGTTGGTAATCTTATATTTAAACATCTTGATCTTATTGGTTCTATTAATCTCGATGATTGATGACCACATAATATAAATCTACATGTATTATAATATTTTTCCATTGTACATCTTAATGATGTTTGTGCATAATAATTTAAATTATCAACATTATTAATCAATATAATTCTATATGGAAATTTATGATGATATATATTAACTATATTCTTTTTAGCATACTCTTTTACTATTTCTTGTATTAAATATTTATCAAATCCACTATTATTTGGTTCTATTAATATATGATATCTTGATTGTTCTATCTCTACATCCACTGATGTATTACTATAACCTTTTATTTGATATATCTCTTTTGTTGTTTTTATTATATTATCATCAAATATATCAGATAATAACATATTAATTAGAGTATGTTTACCAACACCTCTTGGTCCATGAACATATATATTTGGTAAACTTTTATAATTATCATATTTTTCATTTCTAATATTTAATGTTTCACGTAAAAATAATGGATCCACTGGAATCATTATCTTTTGATAACTTGCTGTTTCAATAATATTATTATTAATATATTTGATTTGAGGATCATAACCTATAATCAAATTTTTATATACATCTTTATGAAAAAATATATCAAATAGATTATTAATTTTATATTTATCTATTAAAAACATTTCTTATTTATTTATATACATTATTATTATTTATATCAATTAATTAATTAATTTATCAATTTTTTTTAAGAATACAATATCTGTGTTTATTAAGTATTATCAAGTCTAATTTTAATATCAATAAATAAATTATAATTTGAGATAAATAAATTATAATTTGAGATAAATAAATTATATCATTAATTATTTTTATTATATTTTGAATTTATTTTTTTTATTAATTTTATTTCATTAATAGATGATTCAGGTGTTTCTAATATTGTTGGTATTTTAAATTGTACAGCTATTTTAATAACTTGTTTTAATCCTTCTAAACCAATTTTACCTTGACCTAAATTTTCATGTCTATCCACATTTTGTGATAATTCACTTTTTGAATCATTTAAATGTATTAATACTAAATGTTCTAATCCTATTAAACCATTAAATGTATTAAAAAATTTATTTACTTGTTTTTTTGTTCTTATATCATATCCTGCTGTAAATATATGACATGTATCTACACATAATTTTAAATATTTTTTGTCATCCTTACTAAATAAATGATAAAAATTTGCAAATTCACTTATATCATCATTTCTAGTTGCAAATAATTCTGTTCCTTGACCAGCTGATGTTTCTAATATTAAATATGTTTTTAATTTTTCATCTTTCATCTTATCAATTAAATATTTAATAGATTTATACATATTCATTTTAGCATCAAATATAGTTAAATCAAGATATTTACCAACATGAAATACAACACCTAATGAACCTATATAATCACTTATTAATAATTCCTTCCATAAAGCTTTTAACCACCAACTCTCATCTTTTCCAAATTCTGGTATTTTTGCTAAATTTAATATATATGGTGCATGTATTACCACTTTCATTTCTTTTTCATTAATATATTCTTTTATTTTATCACTTTCTTTCATATAATAATCTATTTTTTTATCATTTGATCTACCCATTGGATTTGATACAAATATTTGCATCATATTACAATCATATTCTAAAGCATTATCAATGGCTTTATATATACCATTAGAGATACTAAAATGAGCACCATAGTAATATTTATTCATTTTTTTATTATTTCTTCTATTATTCATTTATATAATTATTATTTATATATATTATATTTATTTATCAATATTTTAATATCAACTCATTAAATAAAAAAATTGCAAAAATAATTTAATATAATATAATAGATATATATGATAATGAATCATCAAAATGGATAATTATATAAAAACTTTAACTAATATAAAATTATTTAATCCCGAAAATATAATAGATATTTATAATCATAATCCATTAATATCATTAAAATCTAATGGTTATTTTAAAGAAATATTTATTGATAATATTAATATTTATCCAAATATAAATTCTAAATATGATATCTATAGTTTAATTGGTGAATATCTTGAAGATTATAATTTATTATTAGTATTTGCTATTAAATTATATAATCATTCTAATTATAAATCTAATATAATAACTCTATATGATACTAATCTATTTTTAGATAAATTATATTCTGAAAATACTCATATTTTATTTGATTATAATGATACTATTATTCAACAAATTGATAATAGAATTAAATTAATTAATTCAAAAAAAGAATTAAGATCTAATATTTTAAATTGGATACCAAAAGGTTATTGGTCTATTAATAATTATATTTCTTCTAATTATTATACATTAGATTCATTTAATAATTTTATAAAACATTTAGATCTAATATATAATTATATAATATCAATAAAAGATTATACAGGAATATTTTTAACATCAAATAAAATATCACAATATAATAGAGAATATAGTCAAGATATAATAAAAATAATACCATTAAATAAAATTTCTATTAATATCAATGTTATATATAATTTTAATACTAATAGTAAATATAGATATATTACAAATGATAATAAAGATATTACTAAATTGATTATAAATAATAATAATGATATTGAATATAATAAAATATATAAATGTTATCCTATTTTTAAAAATAATCAAGTATTATTTCAATTAAATAAATTAAATAATCATAAAAATAATGCAGATTATTTATCAAATATTAATAATAAAATATATTTAATCAATAATTATTTTAATATAATAAATTTATTAGATTATTATATTAAACCATGGTATAAAAATATTAATAAAGATACTAATAATCATTTAATCACTTACTCTTATGATAGTAAATATGATATTTTTAAATCTATTGATGGATTATATAAAAATGTTTTAGATATTAGTTGTGGTAATTTTAAATCTTTAAAATATTTATTATCTAATATTAATCATAATATTGATTATTATTTAGGTTTAGATATCGATTTAAGTTCGATTAATAAAGCAAAATATAATATTAGATCTAAAAATATTAAAATAAAAAAATATGATTTTATGTTTTATGATATAACTAAATCTTTAATTGATAATTATAATAATTGTTTTAAATTAAAATATTATGTTGAAAAATATAATAATTTGATAAATAGATCATTAATATTCGATTATATATTATCATTTTTCTCATTAAATTATATAGAAGATATGGATATATTTTTAGATTTTATTAATAAAAAATCAAAAATTGGTACATTTTGGATTATACAAAATTTAGATAGTGATAAAATTAAAGAATCTAATATTTTTAAATTCAAAGATAATAAATTAATAATAGAAATAAAAGAAATAGATTTTTATCATACTGAATATATTTTTAGTTTTTCTAAATTTATAAAAAAATTAGAGAATAATTGGAGATTAATATCAATGATTTCTCATGATAATATTAATAATAATTATATTAATAGTTTAAATACTATTTGTTTAGAAAGATTTAAGTAGATTTTTTTATAAAAGAAATTTAATTGTTAAATAATTCAAATGATAATCAAAATATAAGATCTATATAAATCACATTTATTCAAACGATAAAGACATAATCGACATCTCTTAATTTTTCTGGATAGTCTTAACTACTAATAATATAAACCACTATTTTTTAATTAGTAAGTTTAAATTTATTAGCTTTTGAACATTAGATGTTAAATTAACTATAATAATCGATTATTTGGTCATGACTTGTAACAATAACAAAATCTTTTCCTTATAATTCTTAAATTTTATTTCTAGCCTATGTTTCTTCTGGACTATATATTTCATTTTGTTCTTATTATTTTGATGTTTTGTGTTAGAATATTGACGATTTAATGTCTTAGTTTAGAGGTTACTATCTTTATTATAAAAATTAGTATTGTTGAACATTTTATAATTCTTAATTTTCATGACAAAGAGATAAAAGTACATCTTTCTATTATTAAAGTTTATTTAAATTACTATATAATTAATTGTTTTCTTCACTAAGTTGTTAAATCTAATTATCAAATTCTTAATATTATTAAAAATAATAGTCTTTTTCATAAGATATACGTTATATCTATATTTTGAGTTATTCAATCTAGTCAATTTTATCTTAAGAATCAAATTGAGAATTCTTGTCAAGTTAAAGTTAATCAAAATAGCTTTTATTAGTTTGATTTGTTTATAATATTTTTTAAAATTACATATTGTAATCTTAAAAAATTTGTAAATCATTATCTACATTTAAATTACTTACTGCGACACTTTAAATCTCTTCTATCGATTATTTGAATTTTAATAATTTATCATTGATAGTACTAGATAATATTTCAGACTTTTATGTTATAACTTATAATCTTTAAATAAGAGGTTTTACTTATTATAATACTGGTACAAGTTTATTATGGATGTTTAAAAATTCATCCTAATAATTCAAAACAGATTAAGATAATACTTGAACATCTTTATAATCTTAAGCAATTTATGTATTAACTAATTGTTTTTCTGGCATTTCTAAATTTAGATTTCCAAGATCAAAGTCAAGTTAACTTAAATTTAGTCTTGATTTTTATTATTCGATATTCATTGAAAAAAGTGATTTGTTTAAAGTTATATTAAAGTTTTGAAAGTTATTATTTTATGTTAATATGGTAAATAATAATAGACATTATATATAATTTTTTTTGCAATTTTTTTATTAGATGATAAATAATAAAAAAATGAAAAATGTATTATTTGATATAAATATAATGATATTATATATCAAATATAAAAGAGTAAATGTATAAATTAGATATAGATTTAGATAAATATCCAATTATTAAGTCATTAGATAATTGTGATATAAATACTATATTAACTAAATGTTTAGATATTGGATATAATAATATATTTATTAATAATAATATTAAACTAGAATTAGATAAACAAAATAATAATAGTGAAATAAATAATCTATTAACAAATTTAAAAGATATAACAACAAATTTATTTGGTATAAATAATACATCTAATAAAAAAGGTGAATTATCTGAAAATATCATTAATAATATCTTTATTAATAATTTTCAAAATTATCAATATGAAATAACAAGATCTAAACCACATTGTGGAGATGGTTTATTGAAAATAAATAATATAGATATAATAGTAGAAATAAAAAATTATACTAATATAGTAAATAATGATGAAATAGATAAATTAAAATATGATATGAAATATAATAATATTAGATTTGGATTATTTTTATCATTTAAAAGTGGTATATGTGGTAAGAAAACTTTTGATTTTGAAAAATATGAAGATTCAAATGGTTTTTATAATTATATAGTATATATAAGTTATATATTTGATGAAAATCATAAAATACAATCTGGTTTATTATTTTTAGAAAATTTATTATATTTAATAGATAATATATCAAAACAAGATAATAAAATTAGTAAAGATTTAATAGAAATAAGAAATAAAAATTATTATATACATGATATATTAGTTAATAAAATAACAGATATAATAAAAGAAATAGAAACAACATCATTATTAATAACAAAAATAAGAGATGATTATTTAATTATGGAAAAAAATATAAAATTATTAATGGATGATTTTTATATAAAATTAAGAGATTTGGATTATCAATTATGTGATAAAATAAAAAAGATATTTGATAAATCTAAATTAATATTAGGTAAAGAAATAAAATTAATTGATCAAATAACTATCAAACAAAATATAATTAATAAATATTCAAAAGATAAAATATTTAGTATTTTAAGTAGAGTTTTTGATATTTTTAATAAATATGATTTTATTATTATTGATTATGATCTTGATAATAATATAATAATAATAAAAGATAATATACATCATGAAGAAATAGGAAAAATAAAAATACAAAAACAAAAAATAATATATATAGATGAAAAATATAATATGAATATGACATTATCACTAGATAATAATTCATTACAATTTATAGAATCAATATTTATATCTCAAAATATCAAATTATAATGAGAATATAATAATAAAAATATTTATAAATATATAATTTTTTTTATATTTTATTATATATATATTACAAAATATGAATAATTCATTAGATACTGATACTTTAGTTAGTTTAGATTTTCAAAATTATAGAGATTTAGTTGGTGGTGATAATTGTTCCACCTTTTTTGAAGAATGTGGTGATTATAAAATTGCTATTATTTTATTATGTGTTTTATTATTTATTTTATTTATGAAATATAGAAGAGAAAGAAGAAGAAGATTACATAAAGATGAATAATTTTATTTTATATAATAAAATAAATATTAGTTAAAAAAAATCATATCCATTTAACTATATAACTAACTTTTTAAATTCATTAGATGATAACTATAATAATTTTATATTTATGGTCTAATATTATTAAACATTTATTATACTATATATTACTATTCAAATACATTAGATGATAACTATAAAAAATATATAATTATGGTCTAATTAAATTAAACATTTATTTAACTATATATAATAAACTATTCAAATACATTAAATATTATTAAAATTATATTTGTGGTCTAACTAATTTAATCATTTTTATACTATATATTATTATTCAAATATATTAGATGATAACTATAAAAATATATATTTATGGTCTAACTAAATTAAACATTTATTTATCTATATATAACTATTCAAATACATTAGATGATAATTATAATAAATTAATATTTATGGTCTAATATTATTAAACATTTTTATACTATATATATGTCATGCAATATTGTAATATAATAATATATCAATAATTGCATATTATAATTAGAAGATATTTCTAATAATAAATATTTGCGCTATGATTTTATTCAATTATTTATTATTATTTTTCATTGAATTATATTATTGCGCGACAATATATTACTATTATAATTCATTAGATGATAAATAATAAAATTTTATATTTGTGGTCTAACCAAATTAATCATTTTTATACTATATATTACTATTCAAATTCATTAGATGAAAAATATTTAAAAATTATATTTATTGTCTAACATAATTAAACATTTATTTAACTATATAACTAACTATTCAAATACATTAGATGAAAAATATTTAAAAATTATATTTATCGTCTAACAATATTAAACATTTATTTGACTAAATAACTAACTATTTAAATTCATAAGATGATAATTATAATAAATTAATATTTATGGTCTAACAATATTAAACATTTATTTAACTAAATAACTAACTATTCAAATTCATTAGATGAAAAATATTTAAAAATTATATTTATTGTCTAACATAATTAAACATTTATTTAACTATATAACTAACTATTCAAATACATTAGATGATAAATATAATAATTTTATATTTATGGTCTAACAATATTAAACATTTATTTGACTATTCAAATTCATAAAATATATATGTCATGCAATATTGTAATATAATAATAAATACTTCTAAATGATATAATTATATATCAATAATTGCATATTATAATTAGAAGATATTTCTAATAATAAATATTTGCGCAATGATTTTATTCAATTATTCATAATAATTTTTTATTGAATTATATTGTTGCGTGACAATATTAAACATTTATTTAACTAAATAACTAACTATTCAAATTCATTAGATGATAATTATAATAAATTTATATTTATGATCTAACTAATTAAACATTTATTTAACTAAATAACTAACTATTCAAATTCAT